TTTTTTTAATTTAGAGACTTTATCGTCCAACAGGAGGTACAAGTCATCTAAACAGCTTTGATTGTCCATCAGCCGACAAAGATTTTCCCCGAAGTCCCGTCCTATGATGGATGCTTTCTTTCCCTTTTCCAGTAGCACAATAAAAGCAGCGACTAAAGGAAAGTTGTTCCTACAAAGAATGAAATCCCCACTTTCAGCTTCAAAAATGTCGCCACTTCTTACAATACCTTCTTTCGCTGTGGCAGTACATTCCGTACCGGGAAACACTTCGTTTGCTCTTTCAACAATTTTCTTTGCACATCTGTAAGTAACAGAAAGTGGGAGGCAAATTGTATTCGGCATTTCTTTTATGGAATTAAACACGTCCAAGTCAGAACCCATGAAGTTATAAATAAGCTGTTTTGAATCTCCTACAGCAATAAATCTTCCTCTTGGTTTAACATATCTTTGTAAAATTTCCTTTTGAAGTGTGAATGAATCCTGTCCTTCATCCAGCATAACAACTTGATACTTAGGAAAATTCATTTCATCCACAAAATTATATGGAATCCATAGCATGTCCGGAAAGTCCATTTTGAAAGATTTGTTGTCTTGTATTTTGGCACAATCCTTTCTCCATCTTTCATTGATTTTGTTCAGATCATTTATCATTGAATCTTCATAATCCAGATCATATTCAATGCAAAGCGCAGAGACATTCCTTTTATTGATTTCACAAAGCGACAATCTAATCTTTTCCCATAATTCTTGTAAGGCAAAATAATATCGCATTTTCTCTTTGTACTCCTTCTTCCTAAAATCAAATAATTCCATACAAAGAGAAAAGCATTTGTTTTCTTCAAGCTGCATTCGGAATCGAAAATTTTTCATTAATGTACAAAGCCCCATTGAATGAAAAGTGTTGCACTCTACTGTAGTAGGTAGTTTTGTTTTTAGCTCTTCTGCAATACTTTTGTTAAAAGCCATAAACAAACAACTTGTACCTTCTTTTGTCCGATTGCATAGCTCAGTAAGCGTTTTTGACTTGCCAGACCCCGCAGTTGCTTCTACCACTATGTTTTTATTGGTATTCTCGTAAGCATCGAAAATAGCCAATTGATACTTGCTCCATTCCATAATTCTTTTCGTTTGCTTTTATTGCTGTTAGTCTTCTTTTCTTAGATAGTGTAGGAATTCAAACGGCTCTCTTATGCCATCCAAATATTCTTCGTCCCATTCGTTATCGTACGCTTCTCTTTCAAAAGAAATGTTTCTGTAAGCCTTTTTTAAGCTCTTGTATTGGATTAATCTTACAATCCATTCTACTCCATACCACAAAAAGAAAGGTAGGACAAGAAGCTCTATTTGTTGCTTTAGATGAATTGATTCATGATTTATTGTTCTCTTTCCTATCGGTTTATATTCTTTCCTTGCAAAAATAAAAGGAAAAACGGCCATTGCTACATATCCCTTGAAAGGGATCAGCTTATTATACACGACGATCTTTTTCATATTTACTGAATTTTTTGTAATCCGCTAAATAGTCGGCAATGAAATTTCCACAAACAATAGGATCATTGTAATCTTTCTTATGTCCCGGAATCCATTTGACCTTTATTCTTAGTTTTGCGTGTTTCAAGACTTCCATGAAGATTTTGTCCCACAAGTCCTGATTCTCTACACGCAAGTCTTCTTTCACCCAATCTACGAATCTGTATTTTAATTGATCAGCTACGTATTGGCTGTCTATATAGAAGGTAACGGTTGCCCTTAAATCCTTTTTAATAGCCTTTAAAGCCATTAGAACGGCTTCCGTTTCCCTTCTGCCTATGGTGGTATGAGAAAACCCTTTTCTTATGTGATATTCCTTGTCTTTCCATTTGATGTAAACGGCAGACCCACCCAGCCTTTTGGGATGTTTTGCATAGCAACTGCCGTCCGTCCAAACTTCAAGAACTTTTCCTTTTCTTTGCTTTTTCGCCATAACTTTTTAAAATCATCAGACTTGAATCGTCCTCAAAACCCTTATTCAACATATCGGTTACCGATTTCTTGTTTTTCAACATTTCCCATAAATCCTTGTCTATGGTAGAAGATGAAAGCAAGTATTGGATTGTGACCGGATTTTCCTGCCCACTCCTTTCCAATCTTCCTATCACCTGCACAAGATCACTTGGTCGAGGTGGTAATTCCAAAATAGCCATATTCGAACAAACCTTTTGAAGCCCGTCCACCCCTGTACCCAGACATCCCATATTGGCAAATAAAAGTCTTTTGGAAGGATCAGAAGCAAAGTCAGACAATACCTTTTCCCTTTTCTTTCCAGTCGTCTCACCTATGACAAGCAGGCTGTTTTTGAAAAGTTTCTGAATGTCTTTTAAAATAGTGGAATGAGAGCCGAATACGAGCAATTTATCATCTTCGTTTGCTTCCAGCCATTCTTCTATCCATTTTTTGATTGCTTTTACCTTTCCTTCCAAAGAAAGCTGTTTTAGAAGATTCATCTTTACCAAAAACTCCGCCCTTGCTGCCTTTTCCACCTTTTCTTCATCCTTGAAATGCTTAAAGATAAATTCCAGCAAGTCTTCTTCCGCAGCCTTGTAAGCCTTCTTGTTGTTTATCTCACATTCCACCATGTTTTCGGTTACAGGTGGAAGTTCCTTTAAAGCATCCCGTTTACTTACATGGAAATAGCAACATTTGATGAGAAGATCGTTCAGTTCCTTGATATTGGAAGCCCCTGTCACATCCATTCCAAAAAAAGTTTCTTTCATGTTGCAATACCTTTCAAAGAAATAGTGATGGTAAGGGTCATCTGGCGCAATCTCTTTCAATCTTCCTATAAGTGCAAGTATGTTCAACAGTTCTGACGGACGGTTCATGATAAGCGTACCGGTTAACCCTATGATAGCAGAGGATTTTCCTGCCAGCTTCTTGAATATCTTACTCCGTATGGATTTCCTGTTTTTCAGAAAATGGATTTCATCGGCTATAACGAGAGAGAACGTCTTTTTCTTCATCCCGTCCAGTCTTATTTCTATAGAGGTCTTGCCGTTCTTTTCTGTTCTTCTTCCCAGAATGTCGTAATTGATCACAAGAACATCGGCATCAAAATCTTCTGCCGGTGAAGTAGTGGAAATGACAGATACCCGTCTATTGGGATTTGTTTCTTTCCACTCTCTTAGCCAGCCGGATTTTACAGAAGCCGGACATACCACCATACAAGGGAAAAGATCAAGGATTTCTGCATAGAAAATGGACGAAGCGGTTTTTCCTGTTCCGACCGAAGAACCGTTTACATGGTTTCCGTGATTGATAGCGTAATAAAGATAGTCCATTTGATAGCTTCTCGGCTTTTTCAAAAGAGAAAGTCCTTCTACCAATAGTTCTATATCCTTTCTTGACAAAAGTTCCTCAAAAGGCTTTATTTCAGCTTTACAGCCTGTACGAACAATAGAAAGAGGATCAACTTCTTCTATTCCGCAATCCGATACAAATTCTTTGAGCAGAATTTCTTTAGCAGGATCAGCCTTGATATACAACTCTTTGTTAGCAGTATTTCTTTTGTAAGAAGAAATGAATTTAAGTCTATGCAGAGCTTCCTTGTCCAATCCGGCAAAATACCAATAATCTTTTTCCTTGTAGTAGTATGTCATTGATTCAATTTTATGTATTTACCTGATAATGATAAATTTTTAAGAATATTGTCAGCTTTGTCTCCATAAGCAACGAAGCAACTATCTGTTCCTGGACTTCCACCTTCTTTTCCATGTTCATCAATAAATCTGATTCTTTTCCTTAAAAAATAAATAGAAGTAGCTTTATTCCATATAAATTCATGAAACATTGTATTTCCTACTCGTGCATAAATAAGAGCTATTCCATTATTGTGTTCTGATAATTTTTTCATAAATAGTTTTATCGTAGGATTTGAGTAAGGTGGATTAAGAAATACAAACCCTTTCCAATCCTGTACAAGTCCATCATCTTCTTTGGTAAAGCATTTCTTTGCAGTGTACCAATCTTTTTTAGGAGCACAAGGATCAAGATCAAAATCATCTCCTAACGCTTCTATAATGTAAGGTGGCGTGTACCATTCTACTGTTGCTGACTTACCACCTCCAAATTTTGTTTCAAAATTAGTATTCATTTCTTTCTATTGTCTATAAATTCAAAATAATACTTGTCATTCTTACACTTGATTTTCTTAATGATACAGAAATTCTTGATATTGACTTTTCCGTCTTGTTCCAGTTTGTCAAATATGACTTCAAAGAGTAGGGAGATAATTTTGTCTACAGACCGCATGGAAATAAAACTTCTGGCATTTGTTCTAAACCCGGCTTTATTCAATGCTTTCATGAAGTTGAAAGTTACCTCCCTGTAAATCTTATTCATTCGTTTTTATGTCAAATTAAACTACTCAAATTGATCGTCTTCATTAGGATCATAAGTTTCTTCATCCTCGAAGTCGTTGATCCAATCTTCTATTTCTCTTTCCATCCCATCTTGATTTCAAATTCTTCCGGCGTCAAAATAGGAATGTTCAAATCCTTTGCTTTCTTTACTTTGGATGAAGAACTTTCTTTGTCTTTCGTTACAAGTATTGTTGTATTTTTAGATACACCGGAAACAATTTTGTGGCCTTCTTTTACAAGACGTTCTTCCCACTGTTTGTTTCTGAACCCTGTAAAGCAAACTGATTCGGGATTGTCGTTTTCCACCGTTTCTTCTTGGATAAAAGAAATAGAAACAGGTGTACCACTGCAAAGATCAAAGGATGTCTTTAGTCCGTCATTGAAAGCCTTTGCAGTAGTCTCGGCAATACCATCAATAGAAAGCAAGTCTTTCATAGGAACTTCCTCGTTTTCGAACATATAGTCTATCTGGTCTTTGGTGAGGCTGTTGAAAATCATCTGGCAAGTCTTTTCTCCTATTACACCACCGAACACATTGTAAGCAGTCAGAACTCTTGCAAAAGGAACTCCATCGTCTACATAGGAATCAAATTGCTTTCGCAGTTTTTTGGAAAGGCTTTTACCTATTCCTTCGATCTTTTCAAGTTCCTCTTTTGTTACGTTTATGATGTCCTCGATAGAGAAAAGTCCACCTTTATAGAGTTTTCTTACAGTTGCTTCCTGCATTTCTTCCGTACCCAATGTAGCAAAGAAATAGACAAGTTGCTTTATCGCTTTTTCATCACAATTAGGATTTAAACAAACAAGGTCGGTTAGGGTTGCATCCCATTTCAAAGGTTCTCCACAAGAAGAACAGAACATCATGCTGTCACACATTCCCTCAAAGCACTCAATACTGTATTTTAACGTTTCCAAGTGTTTGGGGATAACATCTCCACTTCTTGTGACCACTATATAAGCATTAGGGCAAATATGGTTATCAGTAATGTATTTTGCATTGTAACCGGTACAGCGTGTAACCGTAGCACCATCAAACTCAACCGGTTCAAAAACGATTACAGGTTTGCTTTTGCCATCTTTTGAAATACCCCACTCGATAGAAGTAACTTTGGTTGTGTATCTTTCCTGCCAGTTGGGATTTTTGTAAGCAATCGCGTAACGCGGATTTCCGTTAGGAAGCCTACCCAAAGCATTACGAGTGTTCTTGGCGTCCACTTCAATTACAAGACCGTCACATTTGAAATTTTTGGTAAGCTCAAACAGTTCATTCAAGTAATCAAAAGCGGATTTTTCGTCATCGAAAATAGAAGCAGAAGTCACCCAATACTGCGTAGCATACGGTTCATAGGTATTGTAAAGCTCTGCAAGTTGCAAAGATTTGTCCCTATCCAAGTCCATAATACCGTACCGGATATAGGCGGTATTTCCTAAAACCTGCGGATTCATTTCATCTGCATTGAAAGCTCCTGCCACAGAATTTCTTGCACTTTTGTAACCAAGCGGTTTTACGTTTTTCAAAAACATACCGACCGGGATAATTGCTTCGCCGAAAGTAAAGCAAGACTTCTTGCCCACAGGGTTGCCATGATTGACATATTCGTAATGCCGGTCGCTTTTTTGTCCTTCTATTCCGTCACCCCTTGTCCAGCATTCATTTGTCGATTCGTCCACCAAAAGGGAAATACCGTCATATTTAGGTGTAATGACAATTTTGTCATTTGGGTGAAGCTCCCACACATCTTTAACCCATCTTCTGATCTCACTGATTGTTTTTACCTTTTCCAAAGAAAACATAGGGTACGGCAATCTTTCCATCCGATTACCTTTTTTGTTTTCCTCAATGATAGGTTTTGTCAGGATTTCACTATCAGGATATTCCTTTTTTAACTGGTCGATCAAAAGATCATACTCCTTATCACTCATAATAGGAGCACCTTCTCTGTATTTTTGGTTGGCTTCTATGATTTTGCCTTCCAATTCTTTTTGCTTCTTTGTCATGTTTTTATTTGTCTAAGGATGAAAGGAATGCTCTGGTATTCTCTACAGAATCACACGCGTTTTCTTCTTTTTGTTTGCCCCTGATTTCTATCAAAATCTTATAGGCTTCTGGGAAGTTGTCTTGCAATTGTTTTTCTGTGTTGATATGGTCAAGAGCACAGGCAACCCTGTTTCTGGTTTCGTTTTCCAGCTTTTTAAGCTCATACGCTTTCTTGCTCCATTCCAAAATATCTTTTTCGAAATAGCGTTTTAAATCGTCCATGTATTCATTATAGAACATTTTGGGCATCCCTATTCCATCCAAAGGAATAGCCTTATAGATGGTTACATTCTTTGTTTTTAGAAGTTCGTTTGTCGGGATATTTTTGTAAAACAAAAGTGGTTGCATGGACGGATATCTGTCTACAATGGATTTTATTTCTGGCGGAAGAATACCATCCACTCTATCTTGCAATTGTGCTCCAATTGCCGCCAAATAATCACTCAATTTCTTTTCTACTTTTTGGACAAATTGATTTCTAATCATTTCTTTGTCCGCTACTAATAGTTTAGCCATAATCTCAAATTCTTTTCGTTATTTTTAGTAATATGAATAATGCAATCAAAATTGTAAAAGCACCTATCCCCATCCCTCCCAAAAAAGAAAGTAATCTGTTGGGAGATGTCTTTACCTCTTCTTTCAAGTTTCCGTTTTCTTCACTTATCTTGGACAGTCTTTCTTTGAGGCTTTTTACAACCAATTCCAGACTATCGCAAGAAGCTGTTACAATAATGGTGTCACCTACTTTCTGAACAATCACATTTGCTTGTCCCTTACTTGTTTCCCTCTTTTCACCATCTTCCATTTTTTGAGGATTGATAGTGAGGTTTACAATTGAATAGGGAATCCTTACAAGCGTGTCTGTCAGTTCTCTTTCCCAAAATAGGGAATCCTTTAATATGAAGTTATAGTCTGTTTTTTGGGAAGGGCGGGATTTACACCCACCCAAACCAATAAAACAACAAAATAACAAACAAAAAGCAATTACTGAATTTCTTTTTATCATATACTTTCCTTTATGATTGCAGATTTCAAGAATCCTGTTATTCCTATCCTTAAGGATTTCAGTTTTCCATTTCGAACAACATCCAGTTCAATGTTTCTAAAATCCCTTGCCACCCTTACGCCTTTGATTGTGGCTTCTCCTATTCCGGGAAGTTCTATAGTCTTATCTCTCAATCTGTTTAGAATGCAGTTATTCTTCGATTTCATGTGGTTTTAATACGCTTTTGTAAATCACGAAGTTCTCATGTCCGAAACTAATGGAGACAGAATCACATTCCTTTACCCATCCCCTTATCGTTCCTTCCGAATAATTGGAAAGGTTGGCTTTTAGAATAATATCTGTAATATCCCTTCCAATTGCTTCGTTTTGGTAAAAGTCCCTTGTCTTTCCGTTGAAGTAGTCCAAAAGGATAACTCTTTCCATCTTTCCGTCTGCCGACATAATAGCAAGAACAGGCTTTTTTTCTATTCGTTGCATATGACTGATAGCTATGTAAGAATTGCGATCCATGATTGATATTTATTTTACGTTTAGTATGTTTTTAATTGCTTTCTCTTGATAGAAGCGTTTTCTATCCTCACTTCCGTCTTTCTTTGAAAAGTCGTTTGCCCTTTTCTTTAACATCTTCGCTTTGTTCTCGGTGGACATCATTTTAAATTCTCCTATGGAAATATCGGGAACTGTTTCGTTCTTTTCTTCTTCATAGGAAACTTGAATGCCACATACCGGACATTTGGGAAGATTTGAAGGGACAAGCCTATTGTACCGAAAGACGAACTTTGCATTTGTCATGGGAGATTTTATCCCAAACCTTTCGCAGTTTTCATTATCACAATAAATTCTTATCATTTTGAATCTGTTTGATTTTGTCCTTCAAAAGAGAAAGTTGCTTTTCCACTTCTTCCAGCCTTGAAGGATCGTTTACATTGCTTTTGAGGTAGGAAAGATCATGTTCGATACTTTCCAGTCTGTCTAAGAAAGACAAGACAAAAATATTCAAATACTTACCGTTTGCCATAGTCGAAATTATTTTGTTTGTTACTTATAACGGACGCAAATGTAACAGTATATTATTACATCACCAAGCATTTTTGTACATTTTTGTCTTGAAATTGTCAGATTTCTAAATCAGACCTTTCCGTCTTGCATATTCGGCAATCAGAATACCATCCCTGTCCGGGTGTTTTAGAAGCACTTCCGGGAACAACCTTTTCCCTATATCCAAAGAAGCCTTTTTAAGCTCCGGTGCGCCTGTAATTCCCTTTGGCAGTAGCTCTCTTTGCCATTCCTTGGAATCCACAAAAATATACGGTACTTGGTAAAGCTCCAATACAGTCAGCTCTGCTTCCAACGCACGCATGGCAGAACAAGTTGCCTCAAAGCGTGCAGGATTCTTCATGGGACGTTCAACAATCGCAACGCATGGTGCGTGTTCCTGTAAATCTGCAATAATTTCTGCCAATACTTTTACATCCACACGAGAGATGTTTTTCTTTGCTTTTGTGTAATCCTGACCGGAAATAACAGGTGTTTTTACCATGTTGTAGTAGGTAAGATCTTTCCCTACTATTCCAATCGAGCCGGTCACACCATTATCTATTCCAATATAAAATTTCAATTCTGTTTCCTTACTCATTGTTCAATACGGCTTACGCCGTTCTCCTTTACTATTTTAAGCGTTTTGCATGAAGCGTTTTCATTCGAAATATGGGTGGTAACCAAAATAGGATATTGGATAAACTCCAACGCTTCGATCACATCATACAGGCTTTCTTTCGACAGCCCTTCCGTGATTTCATCAATGGATAGGAATTGCAGTCCTCCCCATTTGTTTGTTTCGTTTATCATATTCTGGATAGCAATGATAAGGGCTATTTCCACCCTTGCGCGTTCTCCACCGCTGTAGTACCAAAAGTTTTCCGCTTCGTCCCGGACGACATACGGTGTTATTTCTTCTTTGATGTCCCCGTCCGCTTTTGTCTTAAATCCTTCTATTAAGATACGAAGGTCGCTGTTTTCCGCTTTCAGAATGTTATTAGCTCTCGATTGGATATTTTTCAACTGTTCCAATGCAAGGTACATTTTGAAAGACTTAAATCTGCCGATCCATTCTTTTTTCTTGAATAGAAGTGCATCCAAATCGGAAAGCTCCTTGTCATATCCGGCAATCGAAAACATAATATCTTCTATTTGTTTTTCCTGTGAAGATACATCTATTTTCGTAGCTTTTTCTTTCTTGATTTCCTTTATCTGTCTTTCGTTGTTTTTAATATCGATCAAGTTGGATTCAATCTTTTCAGACAAAGTTTTCTTTTTCCTTTCCAAAGAAGAAATGGTGCTTTTGGTCTGTTCAATATCATCATTGATCTTGTAAATAGATGTATTGATTTCCTGTGCCGACTGACGAATCTTGTCGATTTCATCTTCTTGTTCGTTTTTCAATTGAATGAAAGAAGAAATAAGTTCTTCGTATTCTTTCAAAGATTCGTCCAAGGATTCCATCTCGGTAACAACTTCCTTCTCCTGCTTCCCGATTTTTACTTTCTTCTTTTCCTCCTGTTCCAATGTAGTGTCTTTCAATGTAAGGAATTTGTGCTTGCATTTTGGGCAAGTAATTGCACCGGATAAGTTTACAAGGACTTTTCTAAGGGACACTTTTAAATCATCATGGATTTTTGAAAGCTCTTCTTTCATTTCCAAGACTTCATTCTGATTTGCTTTTGTCTCTCCCAATTCCTTTTTAACGGATTCGATTGTCTCTTGTATCTCTTTGGTAGAAGGCAGGCAGTCTTTCTTCTTTTCTTCCTCTTTCAAAAGGTCTTCCAGTTCTTCTAAAGTGGAATTGTTTTCCTTGATGTTTTTGTCTGCACGACTAATTTCATACCGAAAAGAATTAATTTCTTCTTTCAGAGACTTTATCATGCTTTCTCTTTTTTCAATACGAAACAGTTTGTCGGATTCAAAGTCAAAATTGGCAGCATCTTCTATTACCTGTTTTAGTGCCTCTATACTACCTTCTGCACGATCCTTTTTGCTTTGAATAGCAAGTTTTTGAGAAGATAAAGTGTCCAGTTCTTTTTGAATAATGTCTTTTGCTCCATCCAAAAAGTCGTAATTGATAAACCGACTGATAAGAGCCAATTTATCTGTATTGGAGCTTTTAAAGAACGATTTGTAGTATTCCTTGCAGATAAGGAAATAGCTTTTTAAATCTTCCGGTGAAATGGCAATCCAAGAAAGGATATAGTTGTTCCCGTCTTTTACGGTAGCAAGTTCTACCGGTTTACCGTTCAAAGACACATTTAGTTTACTGCTTCCTTTTAAGGGCAAAATACGCTCGATAGAGAGAGTTTCTTTTCTTATTGGACACTCTATATCCAATAATACTTTTGCTTCCTTCTCACCCCTTCTAATGAGCTTTTTATCCACACTGCTTCGGTAATTGTTCCCGGTAATGGCAAAATAGACAGCTTGCTGCATGGATGAATTATGGGTAGGAATGTAGTTGTTTGTGACAAACATGCCGTCTTCACCGGAAACAGTTATGCACTGTTGTTCTTCCGCGCCCAAACAAGTAAAAGCGATCATCTTCCGGGAAGATTTACCCAAACATTCCGGCACTTCAAAAAAGACTTCTTCGTTTTTCGATCTTTTCATGATTTCTTCAAGCGGGATCACATGCCAGTCTTCGTCTTTATGCAAACGTACTTTCCATAAATGACTTCTGTTGCATTTGACTTCCGTCCCGTCAGAAAACGTAATCTTATAAGCAACATCAATGTCATGAAAAGGGATTGCTCTTACTACTTGATACCCACCGGAAGGATGAAGGATAACATCTCCTACCTTTATTTCTCTCATTTTTACAAACCCATTAGGAGTAAGGATGTCTGCATCCATTGTTAAGGCTTTCCCGCTACCATTACTTCCTTGATTGTCGTCTGTTTTATTTAACCCTACAAGTGCAGTTACCCCATCTTGAAATTCGTATTTAAAGTGTTCGAATGACACGAAATTTGTTGCTTCAATTCTAATCGGCTTCATTTTCTTCTTCCTTGTTTTCAAATGTTGTTTCTTTCTTTCTGAACGTATCAAGAACATCCTTCTTGATTTTCCCAAACAGCTTTGCATCTTCCAAAAGACGTTTTCTTGTTTTCGGGAAACCGAACCCTATCTTTTCTTCACCATAATAGATGTAAGTCCCCTTTTTGGAAAGTACACCCAAATCAAGTCCCATGTTCACAATTTCCATCACCCTGTCAATCCCTACCCCGAACCGGATAATGATTTGACATGCTTTAAAAGGCGGTGCAACCTTGTTTTTCTTACAGGTTATCTTCACCTTGTTGGAAACTTGTGTTTCCCCTTCCTTTTCAGAACCCACACGAGCAAGCTCAATTCTCTGGCTTGCATAGAAAGGAATGGCAAACCCTCCCGGCGTTGTGGTGGCAGAACCGTATCCGCCTATGTTAGACCGGATTTGATTGATGCAAAAAAGGATGCATCCGGTCTGCTTACAGATGTTCTTTAGGATATTTACCTGGGAGCTTAGAAGACGCGCTGTAAGCCCTATATGTGCGTCCCCTGCCTCTCCATTCAAAAGAGCAGTAGGAACAAGTCCGGCAATGGAATCGATCACAACAAGTCCGATAGATTCTTCATTGCACATTTCCTTTGCTATTTCAAGCACTTCTTCTGCGGTAGAAGGCTGGGAAAGGATAAACTTGTCGGGGGACAAATCAATTCCTATCGCCTGCATGTATTTTGGATCAACAGCGTTTTCCGTGTCAAGATATCCTATCGCTTTTCCTGTTTTCTGCACTTCCGTTGCCAAATGGAAAGCAATACTTGTCTTGCCGGAAGAAAAACCTCCGTAAGCTTCCACAACACGTCCTTTTGCCCATCCACCACCAAGTATTTCGTCCAGCAAATAAGAACCGGAATGAACAAACTCAATGTCCTGTCTTTTGCCCGCTACAGCATCCTTACCAAAACGATCTTCTATTCTTGAAATAAGATCACCTAAACGATTGGGTTTCTTTTCTTCTACAGGTTGTTCGTCTGTCACAACAAGAGCTTCTTCTATCTTTTTAGTTTCCTTTTTCTTCGCCATAAAGCAGTTTATTTAAAATTTCCTTTCCTTCTTTTTCATCATATCCGTTTTCTTTACAGAAAGACGAAAATCTATCTTCTATGTCCTTTGCTTCCAAAGTCTTCACTTCTACAGTAGGAGCAAGGACTTCTTTTATTTCAATTTCCTTGAATTTCTTTTTGATGTCCACACCTTCTTTTGCAAAAGCATCTTTATCAAAAGCATCAAGTGAAGATTGTTCTCCCCAAACTTCTACTCTTACACGAGCAGTAGGATTCTCTTTCTTGAATTTATTAATAAGTGCTACAGCTTGCTTGTGTGGTGTTTCTTCCAAGTCGATTTCCAGCTTTTTGAACACTGTTCCTTTTGTGGAAGGGATAAGATCGACTTCCAAATCAGAATCCAGAATCCAAAAACCCTTCTTTTCATCTTCCCCAAAATTGTTCTGTTGAACACTTCCCAAATGGTAAATGTTACTGCCTACACGTTGGTAATTATGATAGTGTCCCAAATACACTTTTTTGAACATCTCGAACATGGAAGGCTTTAGTTCGCTTTTTACTTCTGTACCGTCCATGTTCTTGCTACCGGTTACGGCAAAGTGCCCGAATAGGATGTTCTTCTTTCTCTTGTCCCCGATTTCCGCCAATTCGTCAAGTAAAATGTCATCAGTGAAAAATGGCAGGAAAAAGCAATAAACCCCTTCTATCTGCATACCGTCCAATTCTTCCACCAAAGTAAAAGAAGGATGATGCTTGAAAGCTGTAAGAAATGACTTTTGACTTGAATAGGATGTTTTGTCATGATTACCAGGAATGCAGATTATTTGATGTCCATTTTCATCATACGCTTCCAATATTTCATGGAGTGTGGAAAGGCACACCTCCCTTTGGGATACCCTGTTGTCAAAAACATCACCCAGCCAGATATGGGTTTTAACGCCCTTTTTGTCGGCTATTTCCATTTCTTCCAGCAAAATATCTTTTATGGTAGAAGCATTTCCCTCTGACAGATGATGGTCGGTTGAGATTATAGCTAAATATTTTTTGCTCATGTTTGTTTTGTTAGAAAGGAAGGGGACTGTATTTCAAGTCCCCAAACCAAATTAGAAAAATATGAAAACTAAAAAAGAAGAAATTATTTCTTTTTCATTCTGGCTTTCAGCTCTTGCAATCTTGCTTTAGCCTTTAGAAGTTCTTCGTCCTTGTCCGTAGCATCTTCGTCAATAGGAGATTCTTCTTTGGGTTCTTCCTCATTTTCCGGTTCATCGTCCGATTCCGGTTCAGATGCCGTTTCTGTGGAAGTTTCATCTTCTTCCGGGAAAGGAAGTGCCTCTCCAGCTTGTGCCAAATCATACCAAGAACGAGCCTCTGCTATTGTCAGATCGTCCGGCAATTCAGCTTCCGGGTACTCTTCTCCAATATAGTCTTCCAAGAACTTTTTCATCTTTGAAAGGGGAGGGTAAGAAGCGACTTTTGCTGCTTTTTCTTTTGCCGGTGCACTTGCCGGAGCTTTCTTTCTTGGAGCAGGTTTTTCTTCTTCCTCATCTTCGTTTTCCGGTTCTTCCGCTTTCTTTGACTTAGAAGTGGATTTTGTCTTTTTGGGAGCTTCATCTTCCCCCTCATCGTCTTTGCTACCCTCTTCCGGGATCAATGCAGCCATCTCCTCTATTTCAGTAAGGAAGCCATCATCAGCAAAAATATCGTATCCGTTTTCTTCGTCAAAACGCTTCAACCCGTCAAGAGCCATATTGAAATCTTTCTGTGAATAAACATCCTTGTAGATTTCTTCCAGCGTAGGAACTTCATTCAAGAAATACTCCATATCTTCATCAGGAATAACAGTTTCTTCAAAGAACTCATCCCAAGTTTGTCCTTTTTTCGGAATACCGGCAGACAAAGAGTAGGTTTTCTTTCCTTTATCGTCTTCTCCCATTGTGATCACAAGTGGGTATGCTCCTTCCAATTGAGAGAAAATATCGAAAGAAACCGTTTCATCGTCCGACATTTCAACCGAAATTTCCTTTATGCGGTTCATCCATGTTCCGTACAATTGCAAACGGGCAAAGTCTTTTGTTCCTTGGTACACATAGCAAACATACGCCAAAGACGGGTTGATACCCCATACGAACTTGTTTCCTTTTTTGTACCCCATAATAGGGTTAAGGAATTTTCTGCGTTCTGTGTCGTCCTGGTATTCTTCGGAAGCCTTTTTTCTCACATAGTCGCAATACAGGACAATAGGGTCTTTCCCTTTCAAAAGATTCTTTCCGTGAATGTCGGCGCAGAAAACATTCTTGTCTTTTACCTCTTTGCCGGTCACCTTACCGTTCGCATCATAAGTAGGAACTTCTACACGCAATTTGGACATCTTACAAGCTACATAAGCCTTTCCCATTGCTGGAACGACACGAAATACGTTCTTTCCTTTCTGAACAGTAGCAAAGCCTGTATAGCTCTTACTACCTTTGTACATTGTCTTTTCAGCCTGTTTTACTTCTGCTTCTACATCTTCAATTGATTGCTTCTTGAATTTCGATTTGTCAAATTTCATAATTCTTTTTAATTTAATTGATTGATAAATAAACTATTTTTTCTCTTTTATGATTAAAAATGTGTTGATTTCACCTTCTACCAAATTGTCCAGAAATTCTTCCGGTGTTACCTTCGGGACAAGTCCCGTCAACTTTTTGTCCTTTGACTGCAACGCCCAATAGAGACTGTCTATTTCTGCCAAATGCTTTTTCTTTTTGACCAAATCCTTTTGCATGGCATGTAGCTCTGGATTGATTGTCAAAATATCATCCAAAGAACTTTCCGTAAGTTTCACAAGTCCTATGTCTTCCACTTTAACCTTTCCACCGTTTACAATGGATTCACGTCTTATCTGTGTAGCAAGTTGTGCTTTATAGACATTAAATTCCACTTTTGCAGATTCATACTCTGATTCTGCTTGTGCTCTAAGAAGCCCTACTTTGTTCAACAGGACGGAACAAGTGGCGATTTCCCCATACAAATTTGCATGGTCTATGGAAGTCACCGCATCCATGTCCAATTCGTTTTTCAAATCATTGGAGAGTAAAACTATCGCTTTATCTCCTATATTTCTTACCAGTTTCATGCCCCAAGTTTTATAAATTTACTGTTACTGTTTACTTGCAATACATATTCTTCTTTAAACTTGTCAAAGTTAGCCTTTCCACTTAGAAGAAGGATGCTTTTCTTTGAAGATATAAAGAAGTCTGCGTTCTCCTCGTAATCGTCCGGGAAAATAACCACACGAAGGAATTTGTAATTGCTTTCAAGCAAAAGATTGGCAAACCGCCCTTTCCTTCCTTCTCTTTCTTCCACTTCCAAAACATAACCACCTACCATAACCATTTCATAGGTCGATCCGTCATAGTTTTGCAAATCTTCCACATTGTAAAAAACCCCGTTTCTAACTTTTGGTTTTAGGTATTCCCTTACCAATCCTTTGTAGTCAAAGAAAGCAAAACCGGACTTGTTTTTTTGTTGTAAAAGCCACCACCAATCCTTTGCAATCTTTTTCTTTTCAAAAGCAAGAAAATATTCATCCTTCTCTTTGTCGATTTTGATCTTATTCTTTTCCCGATACTTTCCAAGCATGAACTCCCTTGCAGAAAAGATATTGGAAAATTCCCTTGTTTCATCCATCGTATCGAACGCACCGGAATAGATAAGATTTTCAATAACGGATTTGTTCACTGCCGATCCTTTGAATGTATGACGATCAATAAATTCAGCCAAAGAAAAATACTCCCCGTTTTTGGAGCGTTCTTCCATAATCTGATTCTGTGCCTTTTCTCCTACTTGCTTTGTTGCATTGATCGCCCAATAGATACTATTATCTTTTTTGTCCGCCACAATGTTTATATCAGACTTATTGATATTTACAGGTTTGATTTCGATCCCTTCTGTCTGCTGCATTTCATTGACGTATTGAGGAAAGTCATCTTCACTTGCACGGGACAGAGCAACCGACCAAAATTCCAAAGGATAATGCACTTTCAGCCATAAAGAATTGTAAGCATTAATGGCGTATGCAGCAGCATGACTGTTACAGGTTACAATTCCATTTGCAACAAAATTGTGATTTTCATCTTCCATTTCAATGTCATACACATCTTCATTGCCTACAAATCTTACAGAAATAACATTTGCCATTTGCGCATTGGAGCTATCATTAGCAACAAACAAAGTTTTTCCCATAAGAAACTCTGCATATACCTTCCCTTCTGTTGTAGGGAATTTATGGTTTCCTGTTGTTCTTATCTTCTTCCCATCAACAAGAGAAATTTCATATACAGGTCTGTTGCCGGAATACCTAACGTCTTTTATTTTGGAAAAATACAACGAACCATTTTGTTTCATACTTTTTGCCATAAAAGAGTTGCATTCTTGATTGTAAAAAACATGAAACAATCTTTCAACTGTTATTTCCCCTAATCCAACAACATATACTAAAGTCCTGAAACTCACACACTTATTGAACGAATACTTAGCAAATTCCTCCATCTGTTCCCAAAGAATTTCAGCATTCTTTTCTGTTACCCCTTTGCTTCCAAATTTACCAACATATCCTTCAATAAATTTAGTTTTTAATGGAAGTAAAACATCTAACTTTTTCTTACCTAATGATTTTCTTACTTTATCACATGTAACTAAGTCAAAGTCAGCAAGTTGATTGCAAATGTTCATAATCTGTTCTTGGTAGCAGTTATG